ATCGCCGCCCCTTCGAGCGTGTGGGTCTTGTCCCAGAACACAAGGCGGATAAATTTTAAGCGCTCTTCTCCGTCTTGCATTAACTTTGTTTCGCTCACCGCTTTTCGCACAGCGATGCTTTCTAACAAAGACACTCCATGCAACTCCTGCTCTCGGTCGGGGGCATAGCGGCGAATAATGGCTTTTACATAGCCCCACCAACTATAACGAGGTCTACTCATGGCGCGCTACCTTTCTCTTGAACCACGCCCACAGATTACGCCACGGGTGGGATTCTGCGTAATTGGCGCGCTCACACTCAACAGCGGCGCGATTCTTCAAGTTAACTCTTTCGCACCATAGTTGTTTATTCTCAATGACAGAACGCGTCAATTCTGCATTTGCCCGCCCAAGCGCCGACTCAGTGTCAGCAAGCTTATTTCGCAGCGTATCCGCGTTCGCTTTCTGCTTTGCGATCACGTTCTCGCGGGTGATGGCCTCGCCGTGCATCTGGGTGAGCTTTTCCGTCAGCGTGCCGATCTCTCCGCGCAGCTTTTCATTTTCCTCGGCCAGTTTTACGCCGGCCTTAAAATGTTCCGCCGCCTCGGCTTCCGCCGCTTCCTGCCTTTCGGCGGCGTCCTCCACCATCTTCGCCATCTGGTCTTTGGTGTACTTCTTAATGTTAATGCTCATTCGGCCACCTCTTCCCCAACGATCATCCAGTCATCAGCCAGCATGTCGGCCTGCGAGGCCAGCCAGCCGAGCTGTACGCCGGACGTGCCGACAAATGCAAGCGCTTTGTTTCCGATGGCCTCGTGCTTGGCGTTAATTACCTCGTGCGCGGCGTTCTCGTAGCTGATACGCTCCGCAAGCTCGACGTACTGGTTCTTACCGTTCCAACCGCGGCGTGCGATCTTCATGCCCTTCTTCGCTGCCTCGATAGCAAGTCCAAAGCTCAGCCCGTCAGTCGGTCGATACGCCTCTTCAAAAACCTGCTTCGGGCTGAAAGATTCGTATCCGTCAGGGTAGCGGACTTTGTAGCCGTCTTCCTCGCGCTCCATACTTCTCGGGATGGGCTGGGTCTTCTCGTAAACTTTTCCTCCCTTGCGGATAGCCGGTGCTGCCTCGATAAGTTTTGTCCCGATGTACTTTTTCATAGTAAAATTCCTTTCTTTTTCGCCCGCAGGCGTTATTTCATTCGTAGCTGTTCTTCCTGCCCCCGGTCGCTTACGATGCTCACGACCTTGCAATCGCCGCTTCTCGCTTGATGTATTCATCCATTTTCCGCCCTCCTGTTCCATGCTTCGATTGCTTTTGCTTTGCTGGGCAGCCCAGATACTTTCATCTTCTTTGTGTGGAGGCCATCACCAGCCCTATATCTCCCACAACCGGCATCCCACCCAAAATCTGCTCTATCGTAGGTGTCGTACATATGGATAACGGTTGCAACTCCACCGCACTCAGGGCAGCGTTTCAATTCAGCCATCCTTCATCGCCTCCAATGCTTTCTCTGCCTCCTCGCGGGTGAGAAATACGGTCTTGCCGATGTCAGCACCATCATTACGCAGACGATACGCGCAGAACCCGTCCGGCTTTCGATTGCACGTTGACATACACAGATTATCCTCATCCGTGCAAACAGCTCTAATGTCCGGGGCTTCAAGCTCCATTTCTCGCGGCACATTGTCACGGCCAGTTACCCATAGCGTGCCGCCCATCTTGCATGGCAGTACCACCAGCCGACCGTCCTTGTCGGCCTCGGCCAGTTCGCGCAGGCGGGTGTAACCTCCACCGATGCTGTTCAACACAGACATCATTGCGCGCCACTCGCCATGCATACTGATGACTTCCTGCGGCGTTAGCCCCGTGTCCTCGTAGGCGGCAAGGCGCTCCTTGAGGCGATTGCGGTAGTACAGCGCGGTGCAGTCAACCATCGGTTTACCATGCTTACCCGTCCAATCTGCTTTGCACTTCTCTCAGTCCATGATTGCCTGTCCATCGGTGTCTCGCTTCGTCAGTCGTTCCATCACTCCACCTCCTGCATCTTACTAATCACTTTTCGGATCACATCTCCGCCATAAGCGTCTTCCGTCAACTCCAAGAACTCCGTCAGCGTCATCATGCCATGCTCGAGGTCAACACCGTGGTCGCGGGCAAACTGCTTTCGCCCCATGTCGCACGAACCGGTCAAGCGGTGATGCCAGTCGTAAAAGTACTGCGTCGGATATGCTTTCTTGCGGTCTGTCTCGCGCAGAAACGTATCAATGCGCTCATCTTCCGGTATATCCTCAAATAGCTTATCCCGGAGCGCCTCCATCGCCTCGCGCAGCGTTTCTCCGTGCGCGAAAATGTTGTCCTGCTTGACGATGTAACACGGTGTGAGCGTCAAATTGCCGTTCAAGATTGCCCCGTGCACAGTGTTGCCGCGCACGGAACGAATCAGCGTGTTTACGCCGTCGATTTGATAGACTGGTTCTCCATTGAAACCTTTAATGCCGGAGCCGGAGCCGGAGCCGGAGCCGTCGCCGGAGCCGGAGCCGGAGCCGGAGCCGTCGCCGGAGCCGTCGCCGGAGCCGTAGCCGTAGCCGTAGCCGGAGCCGGAGCCGGAGCCGTCGCCGGAGCCGAAGTTCACTGACAGGAATGCCTTGACCTTTTCATCAAGCGTCATCTCTTCCACTCCTTTACGCCGCGAAGCGATACCGATGCGTCATCTGTGCAAGGGATAATCTGGATTGCCCCAAGTACAGTCATTTCCGGAATCGTCACGGTAAAACGGCAGTTGCCCGGTGCTTTTGTGCCGTCCTGCGCCAGCTGCTCCACGGCACACGCGCCGTCCCAGCTCCACAGCTTACGAACCTCGGTCATGGTGACCTCGGAGCCGTTGCGTTCCTTGATCTTGCCGAAAAACACGCCTGCGCGGTCACAGCGAACGATGTAGTCCTGATTGTTGTTCATGATGAAATTCCTCCTGATTTTTGTTAAAATTAAAAGTTCTCTCTGAGCCTCTGCCCGTTGATATCCGCGTACATGGTCATTCCTCCCTAATGTAGCGCTTTCGCGGGGCGGCGAAAAATCACCACCATGCTTGGGAATGGGGCACTGTTCTTTTCTCCGCCGAACTTTAATCTCCCCCGCACGAAATTGATGGTTGCATATTTGTCGTTGTAGCAGTAATCGTGGAACCAAGCGGTATCCGTCCGCGCCGGAAGCAGCATCACAACCGTTGCGTCTGATTCCTCGGCAGTTCGATGCGCTTTCTCTACCCACGCCCCAACGCCGCGTCCATATGGGGGATTGCACCACACAACGCCGTCCCAGGCCTGTTTCAGTCCGTCCATTTCCGGGGTGAAATAGCGTTCGCATTTCGCGTTTTCTGGCGTTGCGCAGGCATCCAGCGTAAATTGGAAGAGGTTGTTGAGGTCGTCAAAGAAGGCTTGCGGGGTCTCCCACATTTCAGATTTTGACGAAAACATTAAATCGTTGTTCATTGTCTCCCCTCACATTCCCTAATGTCTCCTCCCCATTGTTCCGCCATGGCTTTGGCGATACCGGGAAATGTTTTGCTTCTGGCTTTTGCCGTACGCGGGTCATTCCATCGCATAATCTTACCAGTTTCATCTTTTGCATAGTTTGCGCTTGCCCCCACACTGTATCCACCTGGCAAAATAATTCCTGCATCTACAATGTTTGTCGGTCGCAAAGCGGGTAAGCCTTTTAGCCATAGGCAAGTCTTTTTTCTTGCGTGGTGCCCGAATTCATACGGCTGGATAATACAATCAGGCTTACGATAGTGTGTAGACATATATCCGACCGGATTTTCTACCGCGATTTTACAAACGTCGGCATTTACAAAGGCCAAGAAAAACGCCGCAGCTTCTTCCCGCAACTGCAACCGTCTGACCGCCTTTTCGCCATATCTTTCCGTGTTAAACCAGCGATTCCCGGTAACAGTCAGGTATGTACACGGCGGGTGCGCGATCAGCAAGTCCCATTTGCCGACCTCATGCGTCTCCCCGTCCATAGTGGTCACTTCGCCCCCCTCGATGGCCTTGAGCGCATCGCCTAAGATGTGCCACTCAGGATGCCCGCCGGACGGCTCCTGAATGTCGCAGGAATACGCCTCATACCCCAGTGCTCGGAACGCCTTGCACACTTCCTGCGATTCCTCACAGGCAACTAAAACTTTCATCGGCGCCCCTCACATTCCCCGAACAGCTCCCGGAACGTCATCCCCGTCAAGTCTTCCAGTGCGAGGAACGCCCGCACGGTCACATCCACGTCTCCCTTGATATACCGGCTCACGTTGGTCGCCGAAATGCCGGTCGCCTCGGCAAGCGTGGCCTGGTTGTAGTCGGTCTTTTCAAGCGCCGCCTTAAGCCCTGGATACGGGCAGCGCTCCCACGGGGTCTTGCTCATAACGAATCGGCTCATGTCATTTCCCTCCTAACAGCGCCGCGATGGACACGTCCAGCGCTTCGGCGAGATAGAGATACGTCGTGACTATACCGTATCGCTCGCCGCGCTCAATGGATGAAATCGTGCTGTCCGCGACGCCTGACTTCTCCGCAAGCTCTGTTTGGTTCATTCCGCGCATCAGCCGCAATGCTTTCACACGCTCGCCGATGCGTTTCTCGGTCGAGATTCCGCTTTTTCCCTTGTCATCCTCCCGCAAAAAGTCGAGCAGGTTGATGCCGACGGCGCGGCAAATCCGCTCGCACAGTGGAATAGTCGGCATGATGCGCGCCATCTCGTAGTTGCACAGCTGCCCTTGCTCAATGCCGCACATGGCGGCAAAACTCGCTTGGCTCATGCCAGCGGCAGTTCTCAGCCCACGAATTCGCTCCGCAGTGTCTTTTACATTCATCTTTTTCGCTCCCTCATTTCGTTCGTTGATAGCGCCTCGTCTTAAACTGCCGCGCGCCCCAATAGGCGCCGCGTTCCTGCGTTTGTCGCGCTTCCTCTTCCTTTGCCTCGTTGTACTTGGCGATATCCGCCTGATAGTACGGGCAATCGCCGTGACAGCCTACGTGCCGCGTCGGTGGCTTGCAGCTGTGGCAGTGCTCAAAGCTCATCTCTTTCCTCCACGCTCCTGATTGTTACCGCCGTAAACGGTTCTTCCATCGTGTAAATTTTTCTCCCATAAACGCTATACACGGCAGAATCGTCCTTGTACGCATAGCCATTGAGCGCGTCCAGTACCGCCTTGATGATGTTGTCAATGTCTCCGCGCTTGAGATACGGGGCCAAATGCAATTTCCCACTTTTGCTTTTTGGCGTTCCCGATGGGATGGGGAAATAAGCATTTACCATGACATCCAGCGCTTCGCCATCTTCAAACGGCTTTTCGCCGCACTCGAGCCACGCCGCGCGAATCGCAGATTCGAAAATCTGCGTGCTTTTCGGCGTATATGCCCCATGCCGCGTAACGCGTGGTCTTCCCTTCGGCACGGGTCTCCCATCAACGGCAAATGTGACTATTCGTTCCATGTGTCAACCTCCCATTTCGGCAGCTGCCGCTTCCCACGTCAGCCCGTGTTCTCTCGCATAACGCGATACGCTCGGCATGAACGCCTCCTGTTCGGCTGTCCGCTCGATGTATGGCTTCATCCACGCCACCGAGACTCGCGGGGAAGCTGCACCCCTGATCTTTGCAAGCACTTGGCCGACCTTCGGGGGGAATCCCCTCGTATCCTCGGCGATCAGCGCATTCACTGCGTCCATCGCCTCGGCGGGGTCTTCATTGCCCAGCATGTCCGACCAGAGGGCAACCATCTCTTCGGCTTCTGCTCTGGTCATCTTGGCATAGGCCTGCGGATAGGCCTGTTTTACTCGCCCAAAAAGGCTAATTACGTCAGCTCTTTCCACGGTTCTTTTCCTCCTCCAACATCTCGGCGAATACATCGCCGCCTACAAACGTCCTATTCTGCGGTGCTTTGCCGCCCTTGTCCTGCTCTCTGGCAAGCCAAGCGGCGATGAAACGCTTAATCCCTCCGCGTGTCTTTCGCTTGGTAGGGTTCGCGTCGCACCATCCCGCCATGTTTCTGAGCTGTTGTAGAACGTCAACGTTCGGATAGAGCTGCGACCATTTGGTCCTGTCGCTCTCCGACACGTCGAAAAAAGTCCCGTCATTCAGCGGCAAAGAAATCACCGGCAGCGCGTCAGCCGCTTGCGGCTCAGCGCATAATATGTACTCTTCTTTACTCTTCTCTACTCTACTTTTCTCTACTTTACTTTGTCGTTCGATGTCAGCATTTTTTGAAAAAATGTTTACATTTTTCGAAGAAATGTAAACATTGGGCAAAATTTGGGCAACATCAACCAGAAGGATGTTGTAATCGACTTCGAGAGTTTTACGGCGGCTGACTGCCTCGAAGTACCTTTCCTGTATGCCTTTAGAGGTCAATACGTGGTACTTGTCATACTTCTCTTTGTCGAACATCCCTCGTCTGATAGAAGCCTCTATTATTTCGGAAACGACGCTCCCACCCAACCCGACCTTGCGGGCGAACAAAAGCGCAACCTCCTCTGTCCATTCAATGTAGTAACCCGCCTTGCCGTAAATCTCTTGCAGCAAGTGAACGACTACACCAAATCCTGTCAAGCCAAATTCTGCTTCTATCAGTTCAAACTTTGCGTTCAATGTGACATCAAGCGGAAAGTAATCGATCCCGCTCTTTGCCATAGACTACTCCCTTAAAACGGCAGCTCGCCGTCGTCCTCGCTGACCTCTGCAAAGCCGCCTGCGGCGCTCTCTGCGGCGTATTTCGGTGCGGCAGTGTTGTTGTCCTCCGAGCGCCTGTTGTCTGCGAAATACACGCTGTCAGCCTGCACCTCGTAGCTCTTGCGCTTGTTGCCGTTCTTGTCCGTCCAGTCGCGCATCTGCAAGTGCCCTTCAACGCCAATCATGCGACCTTTATCAGCGTAGTTGCAGAGCACTTCCGCCGTGCCGCGCCATGCGACAACATCGATCCAGTCTGTGCCGCCCTCTTTGCCGTTGCGGTCAACGGCAAGAGGGAACGACACAACGGATACGCCGCTGTTCGTCTTTTTCAGCTCCAAGTCACGCCCGATGCGTCCCATCAGGCACACGCGATTCATGCTCACTGTGCGTCACCGTCGCTTTCGATGACCTCGCCGGTCGTCTCATCCACGGTGAAGTTCTCCGTCTCGATGACCGTGTCATCGCTCACGGAATACATGTCCTCGCTGATCTTCGTTTTGATGGTCTCGTCCTGCGCCACCGCGCGGACAAAGTCGCTCTTGAGCGGCGCATACTTGAGCACGCGCTTGAGCACAGTCTTCTTCGCCATCTCCTCGAAATTCGTTTGCCACGGCCCGTTGATGTAGGCCTTGGAAAAGCGCTTCGCGTGGTTACGAACGTCCTCAACGCTCATCACGTCATAGCCAAAGCCACCATCCTTTGTGCGGAACATCGCGTAGATGAATTTCGGCTCACCGCGCTCACCGCTGGCGGGCTTGTGGTTGAGTTTCGGCTCAAGGCCGAAGGAATACTCAAACTCGTCGTTCTCGTAAACGACCTGCGCCTGAATAATGCTGACCTCACCGCTGCGGTACGCAAGGTCAATAAGCCCCTTGTACCCCAGTTGGAATTGGCATTCCAGTTGGCCGTGGTTGCGGTACGGAATCAGGTATGCCTGCCCGAGCGGCGTGTTCGGCTCCATGCCGAGCTGTGCTGCCGTCATCATCGCGCCGAGGAAACTTTGCGGCGTGGTCTGCGCAAGCTGCTTGTTTGCGCTCAACGCGGAAAGCGTGATGCGTGTGAAGCGCTCCGGCGTGATGACGCTCGGCAGCGCCTTTGCGATCTCACCCTCCATCTGCTTGATGTACTGCTGCATCGTGGGATTGCCTTTCTTTACGGCCTGCGCGCCCTGCGCGTTCTGAATCAATCCTTCCTTCATCTTTCTTTATCCTCCTTCACCGCAAACTTGCGGAAATTTGTCGTTTTGTAGTAACTGCTCAAGTCCACCTCGGGGTGATCCTTGGCAAACGTCTTTGCGTCAAAGGTCTGCCGCGACTGCCCCTTCCAGTCGACCGTGTATTTCCCACAGTAGCCGCGCTCGTTGTCACCGAGGTCGGTCATCAACTGCTGCTTGATGGCGTCCGCGTCCTCCTCGATGGCCTTTTTGCGGCTCATCAGGTATTGATACTGCTCGATGAGGCTTTCGCGCCCGAACAGCTCTACCTCTCCGCCGCCACCCTCGTAGATGGTCGTGATCGTGTCGGTCGTGCTCTCCGCCCCATCCATAGGAGGCGGGTTGTCGGAGTCCACGTAGTCGCGCCAGAAGTCCTCCGCGCAGCGCTTGACGGCCTCGATCTCTTCCGGGCTGACGTATACGCTGCTTTCGCACCATTCCGGCGTGTCATCGTCTTTGACCGTCGTGATCTGGTAGCAATAGAAGCCCTTGCCGAGCACCAGCGCAGAGAGATACCACCGGGCCCAACCGGTCACGGCCAGATACGTCACGCACTGCGCGTAGTAGCTTTCGGGGAAGTCCCCGCCCTCGTAGCGCTTGAGGTTCAGCGCGCTCGCGGTTTTGCATTCAAGGCCGGAGCTTTCGCCGAGGATCTGCCGGTCGATGTTGGCGTGCAGGTGAGGGCAATCCTCGCGGCGCAGCAGGTAGTTCATGCGGCGCACCGCCTTGCGGCTCGCCTCTTCAAAGCGGCTTGCCACATACGGCTCAAGATCGCGCCCGACGCGCATCGCCTCGTTTTCCGGCTCTTCGTCAATCCTGCCGGTCTTCTCCGCCCATACCGTGTAGGGCGAACGGTATTTATTCAGGCCCAGCACCGCGCCCATGTCGCTGCCGCCGAGGCTCTTCTTGCGCTCTTTAAGCCACTCCTCGCGGCTCATCCCGCGCGTCGATATCTTCTGCATCTTCATCTTTGTCTCCCCTGTAGTTTTCGAAATAGGATTCCTCTGCACCGCAGTCCGGGCAGAAAAGCTCTTTTTCGGTCTGGTATCCACGCTCCCCGTCCAGATTCACGCGATGCAGAACGACGTCCGGCTCGTCAAAAATGAGGTGGCAGCAGGTGCAGCGATAGATCATTGTTCGCCCTCCAAATACGCCATCGCGCTCTGCACGCCGAATACGCGCGCCGCCTGATGGTTGTCGAAAAACACGTCGATGTGGTTCCCGTTCACGCCACCGCCGCAGTCCTCGGCGATGTAGCTGTGCTGCGTGCCGTCCGGCCAGATCAGCAGGACGCGCGAGCCGTAAGGGATCACCTTCGGGTCAACCGCGATCGTGCGTCCATCGGTCGCCAGCGTGCCAGTCGCGGTGTAGCCGCTTGCCCACTTGCCGCAGCAGCAGCGTCCGGGGCAATAGGCCGTCAGCGTAAATTCGCCGAGAAACACGTCATTACAAACGGCGCTCTCCGTCGCGGGCTTGTCCCACGCGGGATCATACTCCTCAACGACTACCGAGGATTCCTCGGGACTTGCTTCGACCGCCTGCGCGCTGGTAGCGAGGATGGAGACCACGATCAAGATGACCGCCGCGCCCAGGCACGCCGCCGCGAACAGTGCAGATTCATCGGCCTTGCGCTGCTCTCTCGTGCGCTTGTCGTGCCGTCTCACCGTCTGCACCCCCTGTCGATATACGGCAGCAGATCGTACAGCACCTTGCACACCGCGCACGCGCCGATAACGGCGAGGCCCGTCGTAAAGTCGCAGCCGTTGAGCGCGATCACCGCAGCGGCGATGCCGCCGAAAAACAACGTGTCGATCATTTCGCGCCTCCGATCAGCATGAGCTTTTCCGCGTCCGTAAATTGCAAAACTCGGTCAAGCTCCCAGATTTCTTCTAACGTCCAGCGGGAACGCCCCGCCATTCTGTTACAAATCTGCGTTTCCGATAAGCCGATTTCCTCGCCCAGCTCCTTGCCGGTGCGAATCAACGCCCGTCCCATCGCGCCGCGCACGGCTCGCTCAAGGTCATTTCGCCGTCGCGTTAGCTGTTGTGGCTTTAGCATCTTGCCTTTTCCTTTCTCTCGTGCTACAATAAGCACGGACACAATATCTTGTGGTGAGATTTGTCCCACCCGCCCCGCTCGATGCTGCAACATTGGGCGGGGCATTTTTTATTCAACTCCGACAACATGGTATCTGCCGTATCCGCTCGAACGACCGGAACCGATGCCAAGGCCAAACCCAGCTATATTGATAATGTTTACGATTTGGTCAAGCGTGTAGACATTCTCGGTGTATGTGATGTGGATTTGCGATGACCACCCGGAAAACCGATTGATGTACACCAGAACAGGTTTGCCGCGCTTCGGAGACATCAGCGTTTTGTCAACGAAATGCTCCGCGAACTTCACGGGCTCTAAACGAGCCGTAACATTCATGGCAGTGTCAAACTTCGTCGCGTAAGTGTCGATCTCATTTCGCACGACTGCCTGACAGAAGGACTTTTTCAAGCCGAAGCCCGTAATGCAGGGCGCGTTGTTCGTCAGCATATCGCGCAAGGTCTCCTCGGTCATGTCGCGGTAAGTGTCCTCCACGGGGTATCCGTCCCGCCAGTGAATTGCCGTGATGATGTCCTCCCAGATGTTGGGGACTTCCTTGATGGTCTTCTTGCCATCGCGGGCGGCGATCAGTTCTCGGACGGCGCGGGCGTTCATCTTGTTCAACACAAGGTCGCCATCACCTTCAATCAGGATTGTTGCCTGTTCGATTTTTACAGGCTGGACTTCGATAATGCGCTCTTTCGTCATCTTTCATTTCCTCCTTGATTTGCTCGTGCGCTTGCTGTGGCTTATGCTGTGCTTTCTTGTTATGTTCTATGGTTTTCTTATCTTTTCGTTTTCTTTAAAGTTCTGTGATCATGGCCTTCATAAGCCACAACAAGCGCACGATGTTGTTTTGTTCTGTCGGGTAATTTGTTGTTATGCGCGGTCATGTACTATCGTCTGCGGTAAGCAGAAACAGAAGCGTGTAGTGTAGTGTAATGTTTTATGTTGTCATATATAGATGTTTAGTGTCCTGGTCTCTTGCTTTATTTTGCTACGGAGCTACGCGCCCCTGTTTCCGCTTACCGCCGTTTTGCTATCCGGCAACCTTGTCGATGGCGTCAAACACGCCGTCAAGCTCCGCCAGTGTTTTGTACTTCGCCCGGAAACTGGTCAGCTCTGCAAGAGCGCGGTCAAGCAGCTTTCGGTATTCGTCCTTGTCCTGCATAATCATGACGGTCGGCTTGTATCCGCTGTCTGCGTCTGTCTTGAAGAACACTCGAACTTCGGGGCGGAGTGTATCGTTCTTCTCCTTGATAACAAGGTTACAAACGATGTGCCGCGCCTGCTGCAAACGCCACTTCTCGGCGGCTTCTGCATCGTCCCAATCAAAGCACTTATGCAGCTCCGTCTGCTCGTCCCTCGCCTTGTCGAGGATTTGGGCGGTCGTTGCGGAGTTCCCGATTTCCAAGATTTCGTCAGCGACCTTTTGCGCGTCAGCGGAAATGCGGCAGCCGCTTTTCCATGCTGCAAAAATCATCTTTAACCTCCTGTTGCGTGTTAGTTTTCTTCGCTGGATTCCAACAGCTCATCCGCGGTCACGCCGAAGTGCTTTGCCAGCTTCTTGACTTGGCGCGGATGCGGGCGGCGCACGCCCTCTTTCCAGTTTTTGATCGACGTCTGCGATACGTCGATTTCTTTTGCAAGACGATAATTCGTCTCGCCACGCTCAGTTTGCAGCCGAGCCAGATTCTCAGGAAAACTCAATTTATCAACTCCTTTCTTAGTGTTGCCCCCTTCAATCCCATCGTGATAAAATGGAGTAAAGAAGGGAGGTGAATTACCTGTGAAGCAATTTTCTGATTTTCAAAAATCCATAAACTTCGACAAATTGGATTACGATATGTCAAAGTTAGCCGATAAATCACTTTTGCAATCAAGTGATTTATTTACGCAGGAACAATACGATTTTTTGACAAAAACAACCGCCGTCATGCTTCTGGGGCTTCTTCGCCAGTATCACGAATGGCTGAACGAAAAGAATTAGCCATCGTCTCAAGGCAGTCCGAGATTGTAGTTCGTCCAACGTCTTTCTCGCCGATCAAAACTGAAACTTCCATGCCTCGCTGGCCTTGTAGTGCAAGTACAAGGTCAGCGATTTCTTTCGCCGTTGCCTCAATTTTCACTTATTCACCTCCAAAATTAGAGTATTCTATTGACAAATTGGAGTATTGGTGCTACTCTAAGTTTTGCTACAAACATTGATTCGCGCCAGCTCGATTTGTCGGGGTGGTCTGGTTTCTTATTGCCTGTCCACGAATCTAATTATAGTCGAAGTTAGACCATTAGTCAACCTAAATTAGACCGTCAAAATAACCTAAGTTAGACTGTGATTTTTATGGGATTTACCAGAAATTTTAACTATTGCATGGATAGCGCAAGATACTCTTCGTATCGATTTGCTAAAATCCTTGGCGTAAACTTACAAAGCGTTTCTAACTGGAAAAACGGCGCAGTTGTTCCGCACCCAAAGACCCGCCAGAAGATCGCTGACCATTTCGGCATCACCCTTGCCGAGCTGGACGGCGACGAGCTTCCCGTCCTGCCGGAAGATGGCGCAAAAAAAGCCCCCGCCACAGAGGGCGAGGGCGAAAAGGACGCGCTTATTAAAGCTGTCGGGGAAATAACTGATAAAGATACGGCGCTGGCCGTTTTCGATGAGCTTAGTAAAAAAATGCGGGAGCTAATGTAATGCCTACTTTCTACCCATCAAATCCGCAAGACCGCATGAAAACCGAAGCGGAGCGGAAAGACCATGAGCGGCTGCAAAAAGAGCAAGGCGAAAAGGAACGCCGCGAGAAAATGCGGTTTATTATTACTGCTGTTCTTTCTGGCATTGCGGCGCTCGCTGCTGTTGCAGGAGTGATAATTCAACTTGCTTGAGCGCAATTAGCGTGTCAATCTTGTCTGAGATTTCCTTCAATCCAAATACAACGTCGTTGATCTGGCCTTTCATAATGATGCTGTTCTCTGCCAGTTTGGAAATGTCAAACTCATAGCCCTTCATAGCACACCTCTTTCTTTTAATTTTGAAAATACTTCTGCGCAATCCGCAGGGGGTAACTGGTCTATCATTTCAAGGATTGGTTTGCGCAATTCCTCAAGGTCGGCTTTATCCGGCTCGCGGAGTTTTTTGAGTTTCCCCATCAACTGTGATTTTATTGTATCATTTTTTACGCCATTACACAACGTTTTGTGTCCCTCCAAGTAATTATAGTAACGGGCCTATATGTCGATTGTCGCACATAGCGGTGCAAGCATCAATATTTCGAAGTAAAGGCACTGCCGCCCTCTGCAACAAACGGCAGTGCCTTTTTGCAGCCAGCGGGAAGCGGTCGCCGCTGCTTGCTTTGACCATACTCCGCTTTACCTTGGCAATTCAACACCGAAACATTGCAATAAAACAGCGCTCGACGTGGTTCGACAAGCCATCATCTTGCGACTTCGCGGCGCGAAAATCGGAAAAAATTAAGGTGGCGTACATGAACATTCAAGAAGTGTGCAGAATCCGTAAAGAAGAATTGAAACTGACCTATCAGGACATTTCCGACGCTTCCGGCGTGCCGCTGTCCACCGTGCAGAATTTCTTTTCCAAATTTTCCAAAGCCCCGTCCATTTATACCGTCGCGCCCATCTGCAAGACGCTGGGGATATCGCTTGATGAAGTGTTTGGAATTTCCGAACGGTTGACGCCGACCGAGGAAACTTTGCAAGCGCGCAACGATGAGCTGGAACGCCACGTTGACGCGAAAGCGGACATGATCGAGATCATGCGGCGCGGAGTGCGTATCCGAAACATTGTGATTGCTATAATGTTTGTCATTATCGTCTTGCTGGCCGCGTGGTGCTTGTACATTGATTGGAGGGGGATTTAATGAAAATACCAAAAGCAAAACTACTACCGTCTGGCAACTGGAATGTCAGCGTCATGGTAGACGGAAAGCGTGTGTCCGTCACAGCGCCTACCAAAAGGCAGGCGGAGAATGAAGCTGCCGCATTGAAGTCCGGCGCAAAGTCTGCCGCTCGTGCGTCTGAGCGAACGGTCGGCGACGCTATTGACCGATACATTGACAGCAAGGACGCGATACTCTCCCCCTCCACCGTCAACGGGTACAGAAAACTCCGCAAGGTGGTTTTTCCGGAGCTGATGAGCGTTAAGTGCTCTGCGTTGACGCAGGATCGCGTGCAGCGTGCCGTGAATAAGATGGCACGAGAAAAGTCCCCTAAGTACGTCCGCAACGCTTACGGCTTATTTACTGCGGCAATGTCGGAGGAATGCCCGGATAAAGTGTTCCGTGTATCTTTGCCGCAGAAGGAAGCGCCCAAAATCAAAATACCTACCATGGAAGAAATCAGAACCTTACACGAAGACTGCAAGGGCGCAGACTTTGAATTGCCTTTCCTGCTGGCCGTCTGGCTCGGCCTCCGTACATCGGAGATTAGAGGTCTAACATGGGATTGTCTTGACGGCGATATATTAACGATCAGGCAAGCAATGGTAGACGGTGAGGACGGTCCGCAGCTCAAGCAGCCAAAAACTTACAGCGGCAACAGAAAGCTGAAAGTGCCGCCGTATATTATGGGGCTGATTGAAGCAACACCGCGCACAGATGAGTATATTGTCCATGCAACCAGAAATGTCCTGTATAAGCATCTGCAACGCGCGTGTGCCCGCTGTGGAGTTTCGCCGTTCCGCTTTCACGACCTCCGGCATGTAAATGCGTCGGTCATGCTCAGGCTCAATGTCCCAGACAAATATGCAATGGAGCGCATGGGGCACTCTACAAACAACATGCTAAAAAACGTATATCAGCACACGATGAATGATAAAGCCGTAGCAGTGGCAGATGCCGTTGACGGCTTTTTTGAATCCGAATTTCATCTGTAATTTCATCTGCAATTCATCTGCAAAAGCACTGTTTTAACGGAAGATAACTTGCAAATATCGCAAGTAATGTGCAAATATGAAAGCCCGAAAACCCTTGTAAATACAAGAAAAACCCCGCAGCCGTTGAGACTGCGAGGTTTTTTTAATGGTGGAGGCGGCGGGAGTCGAACCCGCAACTGAAACAGTAAAAGCATTGGTATTACACGATTTTTTGACGCGCATCTGTAATTCCATCTGCAATTTATTTTCCCAGTTTGCGCATGACGCTATTATAGACACGCTCGTTCACGATTTTCAAACTGTCCATCAGCTCGTCCATGATTTCCCACGCCTTGTCCGGTGGAACATCTGCCACTGCATGTAGAAAATCGCTGTCGCCGTATGTTTCGACGCTAACCGGCGCGGGCGCTGCAGAGTATGCCGTTGGCAAATCTCTCTCTCTACTGCCGCTTTGCTGGTCACGGATGGCATACAGCACGGCAAGGCGCTCATAGTTTGTCCAGCTTGATTCCTCTGTTTCAAGGCGAGCTATCCAGCGCTTGACCTCATTCTCGTCGACCATAGGGGGCCACCCCCTTTAGCCCTCAATCGTGTCCATGCAACGTTGGATTGCTCTGCGGATGCTGTCATCGTCCGCATCGTCAAGCATCTCCTGCAACTGGCGCTTCATCTTGTCCATTGCCCCGTCACGGGAGTAATGTCCGCGGACGTAGTGCGTGTTGCGTCTGTTTCTGCCACGCATGTCGTACTCGTCGCGGCGGCTGGAATAGCCGTCCTCTTCAAGCGTTTCGATCTTGTCGATATTCTTGATGGTATCGGTCAACTTATGCACAATGTCAAGGTCGCCCGCGCCAAGCTCGCCCTTGCGGGTGATCTCTTCCAGCTCCTTGCAGAGCATATCGCGCAGGTCATACATAGATTTCATACCCATTGTTCATTCTCCTTTCAACTTACGCGCTCGATGGTCAGGTTACTGTTGGCAAAGCTGACCGCCTCCGCGCTGGTGTTCTTCGCTGCCACCGTCACGCAGCAGCCGCGCGGCACTTCCACGATGGCGCTGACATAGACGTTAAAGTAGTTCTCCACCGCAGCGGGCGTGACGGTCGCCGTAGCTCCGTTGAGCGCTTCACCGTTGACAGCGAGCGCCGTTGTGATCGCGCCTACCGTTCCGCCCGTGGGGACGGCGATGTTTGCGCCAAAGCTCACCTTAAAGCGCGCCTTGCACTGCTGCGTCAATCCGCGCAGGGTGACAAGTCCGCTGCCCTCGCGGTGGACGATGCAGGGCTTGCCGCAAGCCGCCGTGGAGACCATCGGCACATTCTGCCCAGCAGGAACAGTAACAATGCCAGCGGTAACGTATTCAGCCATTTTTCTTCTCCTCCTTTTTCCAAGTAGTTGCCGCAAAAGGGGGAATGAAGCCGGATGCAAGTACATCTGTATAGCTTGGCTTGAAAAGAGCATCCGCCTTATGCAGCAGATCGGCATAGTTTGTGAGTTCGAACATGCTCATTTCGGACTTATCCATAGCGGCAAGATGGTCTACAAATTCTTGTTTCAGCTCGTCAATCGTTTTCATGAGTTCAGTCCTTTCTAAAGGGGTCGATTTCGACCCGGTTAAAATGCAGCGGCAGGGCTATTGCCCCGCCGCGTTTGTCGTAGTATCGGCACGGGGCCGAACATTTTGTTGACGTCAACAAAACATCGCCAACAAAAAGCTATGCTATGCAGTTGTCAGCAGCCGCAACCCTGATTGCAGCCGCAGCCGCAACCCCCGTACTGATAAGGTGCAGGAACCGCAAAAGAAGGAACGGGGCGCGGATTGTAATACGCGAACTGTGCGCTAACATAGTTGCGCATATCAAGCGTCTGAGCAGACTGAGAAGCCGCGAGGTCAGCAGCAAAAAGACGCTGGTTCTGTTCAGCAATCTTCGCGTCCTTCGCAGCCAGTTCCTGCGCGGTCAGACGCTGGTCGATGCTACGGAAGCCGCAATTCATCGCGTCGATGATGTCGCGGGTATTGGTCTGGAGCTGATTGCGCGTGTCGCAGCCCTGCGACGCCATGTCATAGCGCACGCCCTCGATGCCGCGCTGGGTGTTGCAGCAACACTCAGCGGCCTGCATCTGCATGGCGTTGAGCTGCTGCATAAGCGCCGCCTGCTGGTTGCTGCGGGAAAGCTCGGCATTGCCGAAGCCGGTGTTGATGGCCTGTGTGGTCGTAGCAAAGCCGCCAGTAATGGCATTGTTCAACGCAAAGGTGGAATCGCAAATGCCATTTGCAATACTGTCGAGCTTGCGCTCAACGCTCGCAAAGTCAGATGTCAGAACGTAGCCGTCCATCACACCGCCGCCGTTACCGTTGCCAAATCCGTTGCGGCCCCAGCCGAAGAGGAAAAGAACGATAATCCAGATCCAGCTGTCGCCCCACATACCCATACCGCCGCCGTAATTGTTCGCGGGGGTGACCGGCATAGTCATCATGGGAGTACCATCAGAAAGAGACATGTTATCTCTCCTTTCAATAAGTTTTTATTTACAACTTTCTGGCCAGAAAATGTTGTATCAATGTTGAAAATATGGTATAATTGATATGCACGGATAGGGTAGCTCCCGACAAGCCGAAAGTCCTATCGGTTTCCGTGCAATACAAAATTTAGGACTGCACGAAAGGACAGTGCTATGCCGTACAGAGACAAAGGTTTTTACGCTCAAAAACACCAACAACTAATCGGTCAAAAATTTAACCGCTTAACTATCCTTGATATTTGGATTGATAAGGTAAAAGGTTACTATGTGTGCAAATGCAAGTGTGAATGCGGAAGCGAAACTGTAACCCGACTATCTCCCGTAAAAAACGGGGGAATAAAATCTTGCGGATGCATTCGGTACAAATACAGGAAAGCGCCTATAATGGGCTGCAAATTGTATACAGGTCGTTCAAAGCATCCCCTTTACAACACTTGGAACAACATGCTTGGGCGATGTGAAAACCCAAATGATGAAATGTTCAAGAATTATGGTGGCAGGGGCATTTCCGTTTGCAACCAGTGGCATGATTTTGATAAATTTATAGAATGGTCAGATTCAGTTGGTGGTCGTCCTGATGGATGCTCTATTGACCGAATTGATGTAAACGGAAACTATTGCCCTGAAAATTGCAGATGGGCTACCAATGAAATTCAGCAAAACAACAAAACTACAAGCCAGTATCTAACATACAAAGGCGAAACAAAAACGCTTGCTGAATGGTGCCGAAAACTCGGGTTGAGCCGATATTCCGTTCAATATCGCTTTATGCAAGGCTGGTCGGCTGAAGATATATTAGAAATCCCGTTAAACCATCGGAAAGACGAATACCGAAGAAAAATTTTGCAGAGAACAAAAGACGGGATCATTGTTGCAACATATAATGGCCTTTCGGATTTGCCAGAAGAATATAAAATGACATCAGTATCTTCGGCTTGTAACGGTCATTATAAGCGGGATACTTACAAAGGTTATATTTGGGAGTATGCAGAGGGCTAAATGCCCTCTGCTTTTTTAGCGGAACAAATGCTCGAACTGCTTTGCCATCGTTTGCAGTTGGTTTAACTCCTGCTGGCTCATAGCGCCAGATTGCAGGAGCTTATTGACTTCTTCTTTCGGGTTCCCCTGAAAGCCGCTTTGGAACTGTTGGAATTTCTGCTTGAGCTGCATCAGCTCACCCATCGCCCCCGGCATCTGCCCGCCGCCCAGCGCGGCCATGAACGGATTAGTCATCGTCCTCGTCCTCCTCAACCTTGCGCTTCTTCTTGCCCTTTAATTCGCCCACAAGCGCCGCCAGCGCGTCAAACTCTTTGCGGGTGACAAATTCCGCACCCTTTTCCTGCGGAGCTGTGCGGGGCGTTTCCGTGCGCTCTACGAGGTCATAAATCTTTAGCGTCGGTTTCCCGCTTGCATCCGCCTGCTTGAGATACACAGTCGGCGCGGTAGAATCCCACAGTGCTACGGCAGAGTTGGGCGCGATGAGATATCCTCTTGCCTCCTGCTCGCCGCTTACCCACTGCACGCCGCCCTGCGCGATGGGGTTCTGTTGCACTGGCTGCGACATAGGCTGCTGCATGGGCTGCATCTGCTGCATCTGCCGCATCTGCATGAGATTGTCCGGCATTGGCTGCGGATAATAGGGATTGAAATAGGGATATGCCATGTTCATTCCTCCGTTTCTTTTACCCAGTAATAAAGCGGGATCTCATTCTCGCTGTTCCAACTGTCATAGATTGTCCCGTCCTGAACGCACACCACATGACCGGAGAGGGCGAGAATATACGTCCCGCGCGGGTGCTCATCGGCAAACCTTCCGACTGTGTAGCAGTCGGGGCAGGTGTCCGGTATGATATAGCGCCGATAGCCCAAAGACCGCAGATACGCGCCCCAACAGGCATTTGCATTGGGTAAGTCGCCGTCAAGGTAGCCCTGTATGCAGAGGGACAAATACACCTCGCCCCAGTCCTTCCCCGTCGCCTTGCAGATCGCACGCACGGTGCAATCGGACACATTACGCCCAGTGGGATTTGGATTGAAATAGCTATACATGGAATAGCTCCGCGAAATAGACGTAAGTGCGCAGCTCGTCAGGGTCGGGGAACAGCGTCAAAATGTCCATTGCCATCTGCTCAGTAAAGCCCAAAGCTAAAAGTCGGTCGTACATCGCCGCACCTCCTTTGTTGTTTATATGGTACAAAAAAACGGGCGCTCAAAAGCGCCCGTAAAGTGTATGAAAAGTGCGTCGAAAACCGTCGAACGATTCTGCTTGCCTTTCCACATGAAACATGATATTTTAATTTTGCAGGTTCTTCCCGGCCCGCTTTTTACACAAAAGAAATTGCCTCACCATTTGGTGGGGCAATTTCTTTTTTCGTGTTGGTCTGATGAAATTTTGTGGTACGCCCGTTGCCGGTATTTTTTAACCGCGTCAACGGACAGGTTGTGCTCCATTGCGACCTGTACGCAGCTTTTCCGCCGCACATCGCGCTCGATGATGCACGCCGCCTCTTCAGGCGGCAATTCGAGGGATAAGATATATTCGACGGCTCGCGGGGGGGCCATCGCGGATAACTCCGCCCGGATACGCTTGTGCTGACTGTTCATGCCCCGTGTGGGACGTTGCAGAGCGCTTGCGCGTGGCTTTCGCCGTCCGTGCTCCTTCCTTATTTTTTCGCCCGCTCCAACAAATTACTTCATTACGGCGAGTTTTCTAATGAGGTCATCCCCATACTTGTACGCCGCGAGATAGTCCATCGTCTTGTCCTCAAGCCCCGCGCGCTTTTTGAGCACCTCGCGGTAACTTGCCTCATACTTCGGGCGGTATGCGCCCAGCACAAGCGACAGCTTGCGCTTTCGGCAATATACCCCGTCGCCGTTGCTCTGGCTGCCGGTGTTGCCGTTGGAGGTATTGCCTTCGATGGCGGTCACATACTGCCCGCTGACGCTTTCGCAGATGCCCGTGTGGTCGGTCTTGACCTTCGTGTTGGGAAAGTCATAGATGAGCACGTCGCCCGGCTGATAGCCGGACGTGACCCACTGCCCGTGAGCCTTGGCGTAGTTCATCAGCTCGCCGCAGCTTGCGGTCTTTCCACCGCCGTAGAAGAGGGACTTATCCACCTGCTGAAAGCACCACCACACAAACTGCATGCACCAGTACACGCCGTCCACGCCGTAGGCCTTGCCATACTTCTGGCGGTTGCCCGGCTGCTCCACCGTGCCGATCTCCTTGCGCGCGATGGCAAGGATGTCTTCTGCTCTCGCCATGTTTACGCCCCCTTGTCGATGGCGTCCTGATTTTTCTGCGACTGAGTCCCGAAATAGAATGCGATGATAGAGCTATAGATTAGCATAAGCTGCTCGCCCGTGATCTTGCCAACGACAAAGCCGTAGATCACCGCGCCGGTTGCGGCGATCGTCACAATGCTCTTCACGCTGCACAGGTTCGCCAGTCTCTTTTTCAGCAAATCGTTATTCATAGTGTTGTGTCGTCCTTTCTGAAAATCTTGATGCCTGCCACAACGACAAGCTCTGTTGTCCATGCCTTAAACCAGCGTTCCGTCAGCACGTCGGGCGGCGGCACGCCGAGCGCCGCCATGGTGAGCGAGGCGACGGTGTACCACGTCAGGCTGAAAATGGCGATGGATATGTACTTGTCCCGCTTTTTCATCTTGCCCCAGTGCTCTTTCAGCTTTTTCATGCCATGCACCACATCCATAGTTCGCGGATGCCCTTGACGGCCGCCGCCGCGCCGACCAGCAAGGCCGCGCCCACAATAATGGCAACTGCCACCTCGGCAAAATCATCCATCATGCCACACCTCCCGAGATGATCCACGCCACAAACGCACCGACTAGCGCTGCAAGCAGCTTGTCCACGATGCTGTCCCAGCGCTTCCCCGCCTTGCCCGTGATGGTCTTCACGTCCTCCTTGATCTCCTTGACGTCGCCCTCCACGGTCTCTTGTTTTGTGGCCAGCACCTCGACCGAGGTCACCAGCCGGTCAAGCGCCACCTGATGTTCTGTCAGCTCGTTGATTCGGTGCGTGTTGCTCTTGCACCTCGATTCAATTAGCGCGATTGCCGCGTCATCATAGTGCTTAGCATTATCCATATCCCGCTCCCTTTCTGCGGCGTATTACACCGCCTTAAAATAATTCCCCACCAGCTCGTGCGGCAGGTATTGCAGCGTGATCTTGCCGCCCGCGGCCTCGCCCGTGCGCTCGCAGAGGTACACCTTGCCATCCTCGCTGTCGAGGTAGTACTTGCCGTATTCGTATTCCATGCCGCGCGCTGCGGGGATGGGGTCATCCTGCGTGCCTGCGTGCTCGGCGTCGATGACCGCCCAGAGGGCCGGGGTCTTGTCCGGCGTCCAATCGGCCTGCGAGGTATGCGCCTGACGGCACTTGTGCACCTTGCCGCTGTAGCTTCTGCGGTCGCCCTCAGCGTAGGCCACGGGGTACGCCCATGCTGTGATGAGTTCCGGCACGCTTGCCGCCTCGCCGTCGCTCAGGCTGACCGCTGCCTGCTCGATAATGGGGCGCAGCTTCACAGCGCGGGCGTATGTGACCGGCTCACCCGCAAGGGCGGTGACGGTTGCCTTGGCGCTTTCGGTCTCCGTGGGCTTGCCCATCTTGATAGATACCGTGCCGTCGCGGTGGTCGGTGATGGCCCCGCTCAGGCTGTACGCGCTGTTGTCCCACTCGTTGACGACCTCCTCGGTCTCCCCCGTGGGCTGGCCGTCGTTGTCGAGCTTGTCCACCGTCTCGCGCTGGACGATGCTCCACGGCGTACCAGAGGGCAGCAGCGCCGCCGCCTGCGCGTAGGGCATGGTGAGATGCACCGTCTGCGTCTCGCGCATGTCCCAGTTGCGGTCTTTGTAGATGTAGATCAGCGTCGCAGGATACTCCTGCCCGTTCACTTTGATAAATTCTGCCATGTTGGCCTCCTTTACACAATGGTGTTGGATTTGTCCAAATAATAAGTGGTGTTGATTGTTGGTGTTTCCTTGAACGTGCCGCCCGTATTGGCAAACATATTGTCCATTGCTTTTGTCGCCGTTGTTCCTGTTCCGCTTTTCGGGATGCGGTATGACTTGGTATATGTCCCGGATGCCGTGGTAGATAGTTTGATTTTCGTACAATCTTGGAACATGGAGTAGTAGCAGTAGCGCACCAGCCTAGTTGCGGGCAACGCCGGTGCTGTTGTAAGGCTCGTACAACCTTGGAACATGGAGTAGTAGCAGCTGATCGCCAGCGTAGTTGCGGGCAGCGCCGGTGCTATTGTAAGGCTCGTACAATCTTGGAACATGGAGTAGTAGCAGTTGTCCGCCAGCGTAGTTGCGGGCAGCGCCGGTGCTGTTGTAAGGCTTGTACAGCCGTAAAACATGTAAGAGTAGCAGTAGCGCACCAGCCTAGTTGCGGGCAACGCCGGTGCTGTTATAAGGCTCGTACAATCTTGGAACATGGAGTAGTAACATCTGCTCACCAGCGTAGTTGCGGGCAGCGCCGGTGCTGTTGTAAGGCTTGTACAGCCGTAAAACATGTAAGAGTAGCAGTTGAGCTCCATTGAGGGACGATTGCCACCTCTTACGGTCGAATAGTCTAATAGGAGATCGATATCCCCGTTGCAGGCGATATTCGTCCCAATAATGTTCCATTTTCCGTTGCCGGAACTTGTTCCAGTTATTTTTGTGTTTCCAGTCCCTCTGAGATAAATGCAATGATTGTTTTCGATTTCGCCGGAAGCAATAGCGCTGCCATCCCACATTTTCCATCCGCTTCCATTGGTATATTCTAATTTGCCGTCCCAGTTTTTTGGCGCGGAAATCGAAAATGGATTTGCAGATGAAAATTCTAATGCTGTATCGAGGTCATCAGGCCAGCCTTTGACCCGCCGTCGCATCCTCGGATAATTTACGATCATGTTCTCACCTCACGATGTAAAGTTGACCGGCTGGACCGACACAAAAACCTCTATGGCTGCTGTCGGAATCTCGTCACACTGGAAGGTCAGCGAATCCGCCCCATGACCGACGCACTGCACATAGCAGACATTCCACACGCTGTCATAGCTTTCGTCAACAGGGGAGCAGATCACCCTCTGCTTTGTGCTGTCGGCGAGAACGCCAGTCACGGTCACGCTCTGCTGCTTGGTGCTGGAATTCCAGCCCGTCACCGGCAGCGTCACCTTGCGCATGGTCGGCCCACCTTCTGGAATTTTCACGGTTTTCGCCGCGCTTCCGTCGTAGCTCGTCGTCGTATCGCCGATCTTGATGTTAAGTGCATTCGGGTTCTTGAGTGCCGTCGGAATCGTTGGGATATCGGACGCTCTCGCCAGCGTTCCAATCCAAGCGGTCCACTTTCTGTTACCTCCGTTATACGCTACCACCGGATAATTCGGCGCGGCTAGCGAACTTAACGAGCCGAGCGCGGCAAAGCCAAGAAGTATCATATCACGCATGCCCACCGCCGACACAAGCGGCAACACAAAAGGTACATCCATCCCAGGAAATTTTGTAATCGCATACACAGCATAGCCCGCCTCATAAGCCGCATACACTTCCGCTGCCGTTTTGTCAGCAGTTGCGTCGTATTCGCTTTCCGTCGGCGTCACTGTCACATAAAACGTGCTCCTCACCGCGCCTGTCTTGCTGTTGACACTCGTGACCGGCGCACTCTGCAAAGCGCTGTCAGCTTTGCCTAAACTCGTCTGCACGTCGCTTGCAAGGTCGGATTTGGCGACCGTGCTCTTAAAGGCCAGACTGCCGAGGTCGGCGAACCACTTTGCGATTTTGCCAAACAGCACGGAGAGCTTTTCGCCCGTAGCGATGTTTGCGCGGGCGGTCGCCGCCGTGAATGCCGCCGTGACGTTGCTACCGTTGCCGGTCTTGTCCAGCTTGCCGGAAATGTCCTGATGCTGCGTCAGATAGCCACTGTCATTGGTAAGTTGAGAGGTCTTTGTGGGGATTTTGGCGCGGATGTCGGGGTGCGCTGTCTTGTCCTCGTTGTGCGCCTTGATTTGCGCGGATACGTCCGGCGTGGGGATTTTACCAATAGCGTCATCCACATACTTGTACACATCCGTCCGCTTGCCCTGCGGGTCGTACACGCTTGCAAGCATATCGCCAGCGCCTTGACCGTTCGCGCCGTTGTAGACCTCAAAGTCAAACGTCGTCCCGTCCGTCAGGGTGATGGTATAGACGTCGCTCGTGCCGGGGGCGTGTGTGCCGCTCTTGAGCGCGATGTCGGAAATGCCGTTGCCGGTTGCACCCTGCGGGCCGGGAGCGCCAGTGTCACCGCGCGGCAAGCCAAAGACGAGCTTATAAACGTTGTCCACGAGGGACTTGCTCACCGTGGCGGGCTTGCCCGTCTCAAGCGTCACCGCATCGACGATCATGTTGACGATGGCGTCGCGCGCCGCTTGTGCATCGGCCTTTGCTGTCTCCGCCGCAGACTTGGCGGAAGCAGCGTCCTCGGCGCTCTGAGCGGCCTGTGCGGCTTTCTGCCCCGCAGCGGTCGAACTACCCGCCGCCGCGTCCTTTGCGCTCTCAGCGGCTTCCTGTGCCGATTCCGCTGCCGTCTTGGCGGCCTGTGCGCCGGTCTGCGCACTCTCCGCCGCTTTCTGCGCATTGGCCGCAGCGGTCTGTGCATCCTTTGCCACCGTCTCTGACTTTGCCGCATTGGTTGCCGCCGTCTGCGCGGCCTGCACCTTCTCGTCAACGCCGGTCGCAGATGCAGCGGCAGCAGCCGCAGAAGACGCCGCCGCCTTTGCGGACGCATCTGCCGCAGCAACCTTGTCGTCGATGCCCTGTGCAGCGCCCGCGGCCTTTTCAGCCGATGCAGCCGCCGCATCAGCCGATGCCTTGGCGCTGTCAGCGTATTCCTTTACGCCCTGCACCTCTGCCGCGACGGAATCCTTGGCATACTGCACGACCTGACTGCCTTTCAGCTTTTTTGCCTCGCCGCCCTGCTCAAGCACAAAAAGGTCTTCGCCCGTGATCTGTGTTGCTTGGGTGAGGTCAGAAATTGCTTTATCAGCCATCGGTTACCTCGCTTTCCTTTTCGGGCTTCGTCTTGCCCTCTTTGGCGGGCGGCTCTGCGGGGACGTGCGCCGCCTGCTGGTCAAGCCGCTCGAGGATCGCATATGCCTGCCTTAGCTCTCCCTTGACCTTTGCCATCTTCTCCGCGTCGTTCGCGGAGATCATCACTGAGGACAGCGTATTAAATGCGCTGTCAAGGATCTGCATTACCTGCTTTTTCATAGTGCCTCCTTATCCCGACTCCCACCAAGAGTCGGTGTAGATTTCTGCGTTGTAGGGTCTCCACGTGTCCGTGTAGATGTATGGCGTATACGCTCGCCACATATCCGTGTAGATGTACACAGCGCCGCCCGAAGTGCCGCCGCCCTCTGTGGTAAACGATCCGCTGTCGGAATAGCTGGTCTCCACCCATTGATTGAGGTTGGTGTCCCAATAGCAGAGCACTGCCTCCCAATCGTAGGTTTTGCCGGGAGTAAGTCCGTCGAACGAATCCGTAAACGTGTTGTTCGCGCCGGAATCCTCGTTCGAAGTCAAGTAATACCCGTACCCCAGAATGCCGGTCACGTAGATTGCACGTGCTCGGTCGTGGTAGCTGTCTCCGTAAAACGTGCCGTTGAGAACGGCTGTCGTCGACCCCGTCGCCGTAACGCTGACGCTAAAACTTGCCATGCGTCACCTCACTGACGAAGGAAAAACAGTTTTCCCCAGCTACCGGCCGGTAAGCTATTTCCGTACATCTGGCTGCCGATATACAACTCGCCGCCGCCGAGCGACACAATGTTGTTGGACAGCGTGATAAATCCACCGTAGGGACCGCTGGCTTTTAGGTATACGTTAGTCGCCGATTCCAGCTTGATACCGCCATAGAGGGTTTTAATGCCGACACCGTAGTCAACGTTCGTCTCGACGAGCGAAAGTTCGCCCACTTTGGTATTGCTGTTTGCCAGGAGTTCCACCGTCTGGCCTCGTAACTTTTGCGCTGTGATAGATGTCCCGTCGATGTACGTTGCGATCGCACTATTGACCTCGTTTGCGTTCAGGCCCGCGTTGTTGTCGACGTAGGTCTTCGTAGCATAATTCGAGCCGTCCTTGAGATCGCCGACGCGGATGCTGCCGGTCTGGATTTGGTCGGCTGTCAGCGTACCCTTGATATTCGCCGCATCGACGTACAGATTATCCGTCTTGATGCTGCTGCCGTTGATCTTGGTCGTGCCGCTCGCGTCCGTCACCGTCAGGCCGTCCAGCGTGGTCTTGACCTCGGTGTACTTTCCGTCGATGCCCTCGACCTTGAGCATGATCGCCTCGCTGGTCTTGGTGATGAGGGAACGAGTTTGAGCAATCTTTCGGTCAAATTCCTGTTTGATATAACCGCCGGATGGATATTCGTCATCCATCTCCAACTCACCAGGGGAGGCAATATCTGCGTACCCTCGCCCGTCATCAGCAATGCGAGAAAGCGGAGAATAGACCCCTCCGACATTCACGCCGTCGCCAAGCTCCGCGGCGGGGTCGATGTTAGCCGCGCCAGCTTCGTATGCCTGATATCGATACCCTTTCATTCGTTGCAGTAAGGCGTTTACCATCGCTTGTGTTGCGTGAGGGCAACTTGCAGTGATCTCCATGCCGGTATCATCACCGGCAGTCAAGCTATTTTCGTCGTCAAGTAAGAGCGTCACGCGGGAAATGGGCTTATATTGGCCATTGTCGGAAAAGCTGGTCATGTCCTGACCAACAAAATACTTATCAGACAAGGATTCTCACCCCCCCGAATGTAATTGCATCGCCGTACTCGGTGATAAGGTAATTGGTTTCAGCAGGCATGGATAAAAGCGGGACAAGCAAAAGATCCCCTGCGTCTGTAATAATCCAGTTGCCGCCGTGTGCCGCAGCGATAAAGCAAAGCTCATTACGCACCGTGTAATCATTGGCGGGGTAGTCAATGGTATACGCGCTGTTCAACGCAGTTCGCTTATCCAGCGTTACCCCCATCATCTGGCAAAACAGATTTACAGCGGTAGGCATAGACATCGGGAACGTCAGAGAATTAGACGGTTCCCACACAACGTCCGCTTTACGCATTGCGTCATATGCTTCGACTTCCCAATAATCGTCGTCGCGAGAACGCTTGTTGGTAAAAAACACGCCCTTTGGAATCCATGCGGTCGCCTGAGTGCCGTTTACCAGTCTGAGATAGCGCTTGATCGTCGCGGCGCGCGGGATATTGTCTGCAATGACTGCAAGTTTTAACGTCGCGCAACAGGCATTGCCAATCCCAAACTCCTCAAACAACTGCGATTCAACGGAGTGGGAAACTTCTGCATCTTTTCCGTACTCTACGTCGTTGATGACAAATTTGAATTCGCGCTCCGTCCCGGGCTTGTGGAGCAAATCATGCCACAGCGCGCTTGTCGTCTGCCCCATGTTACACCTCAATCAGATTAAACGTCGCGCCGCCCCACACCTCGTTATCGTCTGCCGCTTCTTCAAGCGTGCATTCCATCGACGAGCAATAAAACGTGCTTGTGCGCACACCGTGCAAGTCAAGATACTTTACGGTGCAGGTCGTTTTGTTGAGGTCGTCATCAAGCTTCGCCAGCGCATCGCGCGGGATGGAGCGTGTCGTATAGCTCAGTTTCCGCTTGGTGGTGATCTTGTCGCGCCGCATCTTGCCATCTTTGGTACGGGTGGTCTTGTCGCTGTCAAGGTCGTTTCTGCTCCACCCGTACCCTTTCGTTGCGATTGCGGACGAATAATCCGTGCCGTTGATAATAAGGACTTCCATGTTTGCCCCTCCTTAGTACAGCAGCACGGGCTTACCCGCTGCGCGTGTCATGTTGTTGATGTTCTTCACCGTGCTGCGCGCGATCTCCTTGCCGTCGAGCTGCACTACGACCGTGGTTGTGCCACCGCCCGATTCTGCCATAGCCTGCCTAAATGCGTCGACCATCGTTGCAAGCGGCGTTTCGATGTTCGTCCCGCTTTTCTGGTCGCCCAGCACGGCAAGAAATTCTTTGTTCGGGGGAATAACCGCGCCGCGTGCCAATGCAGGAGCGGAGATACGGCTAATCGATGGAGCGCGAGAAGGGCTGCCAAAGCCCCCGCTTCGGGTCCCAAATCCTCCGCTGCGTCCAGAATTCGATCTTGCAATAGAGTTTTGCGCTTCAACGAATTTGTTTCCGAACCAGCTAACGGCATTAGCCACCCACGTTTTTACAGCCTCCCATGCGGATTTTAAGCCGGACAAAAGGCCGTCAATAATCCTTCGACCTAACGCTTTCCAGTAATCAGCAGTAAAAAACTTCGAAACGCTGGTATTCCACCACTGTTTAATGTTCTGCCACATTTCTTTAAGCTTGGTAAGAAGCGCACTCCAATCCAGATCAGATGCCGCGGCAATAGCCGCGCCGCCAGCAATCATCATCCCAATGCCAAGTGGTAGATTTGCGCCGGAGAAACACAGAACCGCACCGATAGCGATAAGCGAGACGCCAATCGAACCCATAAGAGATTTGATTGCAGCTTTTGTCTTTTCGGGGGCTGTGTTCCAGTTCATGGCGACCGACGCCGCAATAGATGCTGCACCCGCAATCATTAACCCAATACCGAGAGGTAAGTTTGCTCCCGAAAAGCAAAGCACTGCGCCGATGGCAAGCAAGGTCATTCCGAGCGCCATCATTAAGGCCGACAATGTATTTTTTGTTTTGTCGTTTACTGCATTCCAGTTCAAGGCGACTGCCGTTCCCAGCATAGCCGCTCCTGCCAGCATAAGCCCAATGCCGAGGGGGATGTTTGCGCCAGATAAACACAAAATTGCACCAATGGCGAGGGCAAAAAGGCCCAGCACCGAAAGCACATTTGTCAGTGCAGCTCTAAGGCGGTCAGACATTGCATTCCAGTTTTCTTTAATAAGTGCAACAAGCCCAATCGCGCCCGCCGCCATAAGTGCGATGCCGAGGGGGATATTTGCGCCGGAAAAACACAGAATTGCGCCAAGAGCTAAAAGCGCGCCGCTAAGGTATGCCGTAAGCTCGTCGATCTTTGCTTTGTACTCGTCGGTCGTAAACTGTTCAAACACGGGAGAAAGCCGATCTGCAAGCGCAGACGCAGCGCCGCCTCCACTGCTTGATGTGGAAATCGTGTTGATCTCGTCAAAACTAGCAAGATTCCCTTTTGCTTCTTTTGCCGCCGAACCGACGCTACCGATAGCATCTGCTTCTTTATAAAGTCCTTTTGCCGCCGCTTCTGATTTTTTTGCCGTTGTTCCAAAAAGCATCGATACAATGTTTACAATAACGCTGATAACCTTTGTAAGGATGTTCACAAGCGCTGTAAAGGAGGGAACAATTACACTTAATAGCGGTTGTGCCAAAGTGAGCAACGCGCCCTTTAAGCGTCCAATAGCTTCTGCGGCTTCGTCATTTATTTGGATGACTTTCCAGACATAATCACGCACAACAGATAATGCCCTTGTAATAAGAGTAAACACAAACGCCCTGAGAGCGAGCTTCTTTACTCGGTTAACGAAGCGGGACATGTATTCGTCGGCTTTTTTAGTCGCCTCACCCATCCCGAAAACACCGTTTTTTGTGTTGGAGATTTTTTCGGAAAGCTCCCCCGCTTTTGTCTTCATCTTATCGAGATTTGCCGTATCGGACTGAATTGAAGCGTCCATCTTCTCAACTTTAGCTGTAACGGCGTCATACTCTTTTTGCAAAGATTTCACAGTGCTTTCCTGTGCCTTGATGGAATCCGCCGTAAAAAACTCTTTGCCGCTGTGCATTGAATCAAGCGTCGCTTTTGCCGCATCGAGATTTGCCGCGATTTCTGCCGACTGCTTTGCCAGCGGCATTTTGTCTTGCTGTTTCTGGTAAATTTTATCGTTAAGCGTGTCGATTTTTTTAACCAGTTTATTCAGTTCTTTTTGAGCGTCTTTGTCGTCCAGATCCACGCTGAAAACTACCGAACTGTCCGCTGCCATAAAATCACCACCTTGCTTTTAGTTTTTTGCTGTGATATGGTAAAAGAACCGTATTTAATGGGAGGGAAATAGAATGAAAGCATTGAAAAGAACCTTGTTATTCCTTGTTGTCTTCTTTGCATCGTTTCTTTTGATCCTAATTGTAGGAGTTGCTACAACGCCAGAAGGCCAAGAAACTATGCCGGTATGGGTTGGCGTTGCCCTTATAGCAATACCTATCCCATTAGGGATTCTGGCCGTTAATAAAGCCGTACCGCAGACTTATGACGAAAAGATTAAAATCCAAACAGTAAAGTGCAAGCTACAACTTGTCGGCGGGCTTGACCTTGCAGCGGGGTCTATTTGCTCCGCCGTGTGCTCCCCAGAATCTATTTCATTTTCAGCGAGCGGACAAACATTTACGCTTTCGCCAGAAAAACTAATCGATGTGTCTGTTATGACACCGCAGGAGATCCAGACACAATACGTTTCAAGCGTCGGCGGCGCAATCGCGGGCGGTATTTTACTCGGCCCAATCGGCGCGGCGCTTGGAGGGTCAGCGCAGAAGAAGAAAACAAAAATTGTCCGTCAGTACCTTATATTTGCGTATCAGGCTGATCCAGAAGTTAAATACATTGTGTTTGACGTGACCTCTGCACCTCAGAACGGGAAGAAAATCAGCAAAATTTATGCGTACTTAAAGAAAAATGAAAACAAGCAAGTCTCGCTTTAATTTTAACCGGCTCATTCATGAGCCGGTTCTTTTTTACCCAACCATGCACTAAGCGTATCCGCTTCTTCTTTCGAGACCTTTTTCGGGATATCGACCACATCTTTATTGCGTCGGTAAAATTCTCGGTCTGACTTGTCTAAGGGTTTTCCTTTCGCCTTTAGTTCTCGAATGCGGATGACTTGCGCAAAGAAGCAATCGCCAATTTCCATATAAGCAGACAAGAAAGTAAACCAGTGCGTACCGCCAGTGTTGGTATCTGGATCGTATTCGCTTTCGCGAATCTCTTTCCCAAGCACTCGGTTGACAGGGGAAACGATAAACTGAAAATCTTTCGCCCAATCAATGATCTCCGGCTCTTTCTTTTTATCATCAGGGTATTGCCCACCGTTGATAAACCAAAACAGCTGTTTGATCGCTTCGTCGTAGTCGGGAATTGAATCAAAGTCAACAAAGAAGAGACGAAGGGCGGTATAAGCTCGTTCTTCGTCGCTGAGTTCTTCATCGTCCAGAACCTCGAATATCGTCAGTATCACTCGAAAGTCATACCGAACGGCAAAGCTCTGCCCGCTGATCTCTACGCTTTTAGGAAGTCCGTAACTCATACCGCCCTCCGATTAATGCTTCTGCACTTTGTCGATGTACTTTTTGATCCTCGGATTCGTGAATTTCTGTTCACGGGAGAACGTATTGTCGATTTCGTCCATTACAGCAAGCATGAAGTTACACCACACAGGGACACCCTCTGCCAGCGCATAAACGTTCATTCCGCCAAAAAGATCATCTGCAATATGCGTACCAAAAACCGAGTCGATGATCTCGCGCATTTCCTTGTCGCGCTCACGGGCAAATTCAAAGATGAGCTTTTTGTCTCCCATCTTTTCGATCTGCGTTTTGTACCCTTCCTGCTTTTTGTCGAGGTCTTCAAAGGCAAGGTAGAGCCTTTCGACAAAGTTGCTGTCGGTAGGGTTAAACGACACCTCGCACTTCCCATTTACGGCGTAAGTTACAAGGCCGTCGCCAAAATTAAGTTCCTGCATGATGTTCCTCCTTATTCGCCCTCGGTAAACGTAACCGTATTGCCAGAGATAGCGGCAGTGCCGACCGTGCGCGTGCCGCCAAGCGTCACGTCGATGGGCATACCGATAAAGCCGCCACCCTCGCCGCCGAGGGAAGAGGGCTTAACCATGCAGGACGAATAGCGCTCCGCAAAAACAGCCGTATTCGCCGTACCTGCATAAGCGTGGACGATCAGCACGTCCTGATTTGCCAGCGCCGCCGAGTTCTGCTCCTTGACCGCAAGATTCCAAACCTTGACGATGGCAGGGTCGCCAGCGTCCAGATCAGACGGGTCAAAGGTCTGAGTGATGATAGGTTTCTTCATGGTCGTGCGCGTCGTGCCAAGAATATCCTTCGAGGAATCCTCCTGCCAGTCGTATTCCATGCTGGAATCCGTGACGCGCGTGCCGAGGGGAGACCATGTAGGCGTGCCAGCTTCGCCCGTGTTGAGATACGCGATCAGAAGTTCGCGGTCTACGGTCTGCCCCGCCGTGGTGTTAAAGGTCATATCAGCCATTTTTAATCACCTCGTAGTTCATTTTCATAAGGATTTGATGATCCTCGTCACCGTTTTCATAAACGGCGAAAAGAGAGGATCGCGTTGTCGGCTCAATGCGAATGACGCGCCGGCCGTCGCCAATGTCAGGCGGTGTTTCGTTTGCCGCCCAATCGCCCAAAGCATTGAGCAGCTCGTCAGCCTTGAGCCGTTTATCATTGCTGTTCCCCGGCTTCATGCGGTAAATGACCTTGAATTGGTATTCCGCCTGATACCCGCCGAGAATATATTTTCTGACGATGTACGCCGCCTGAATCGTAGACAGCGCCATCGCCGGAGTATCGGCGGGAAGAAATTCGAACCGAATCAAATCAACCGGCTTGTCAGGGAACGTGTTTAACCACGCAAGCAGCTTTCGCGATACCTGGTCTTCTTCCGCTGCCGATACCGTCTTTTTAACCTGTTCCGTACTTCTTCACCGCCTTTTCTGCCACGCGCAACCACTTATCAAGGTTCTGTGCTTTAGATGCTTCGCACCAATGGGCTTGAGCTTGTGGGTGCATCGTCTTGTTGAAAACCAAATTGCGGTCTGTGACAACCTTCGTGCCGCCTTTTGGCGCGTATGTGCTACCGGTGTTTGGGTCAACCATCACTTTCCCGTAATACAGGAAACGGGCATACGGACCGGGGTAAATAACGGCGCTTCCGTCTACTCTTGTGCGCTGCGTTAATGAGCCTGTGAGCATCGGCACAAAAGGTTGCGTGTCTTTCTCCATCTGCTCGGCTAAGACGTGCTCTGCGCGCGTACAAGCCTTTGCAATGGCGGTTCTGACAGCGTCCATCCCGTCGGTATGCACGGAAAACTTGATGCCCATTACGCACCCCCGACTTCCCAGTGCTGCATATCGGCGCTACCGTAGTCCATTGCATCAACCTTCGTCACGTTGTAGCAATCATCATGGCTCAGCACGACGGTCATGTTGTCCGACACGAATTCGCCCTTTACAAAGCACGTCATGCCGCCGTTACCCTTGTATGAGAGCGTCCATAGGTTAGACTTGTCCGCCGCTTTGAAAAACGATTGCGGGCCGATGTAGGATTTTGGTTTACCTGTTACCCCGTCCACCGCTTCCGCGGAGAACGGGATATACAGATTTACAGCGTCAGCACCTTCAAGGCCGCTTTCGCGCACGTTCACGCCTTTAGACGCTTGGAGCATCACACCGCGCAATATCGTGGTGTAGACCTTTTCGACCTCATCAAGAGTTGTCGGGTCGATCTCCTGCACGACGTTGTAAATCGTTACAGTGTGGGGAGCGTACATCTACAACCACCTCCGCGATACAGCAGCCCGGTATGTGCAAGGTATTTCATGCACGTTTCTGCCAGAAGTTTCTTTGCCCCGTCCGTCGCATTGAGGGCAGACAAAGCAGATTCCCCGCTTGTTGCAAGCGTTCTGGAGCAACTGCCTACCGTTTCGCTTTTTACTTCCGCATCATTTGCCGCAGCATTTGCAAGGTCCTTCACGGCAAGCGCCTGCGCTGATTCAATGACGGCGTACTTGTCAATCAGCGCGCAGCAGCACATCTTTACCGCGTCCAGATCGGCGTTGTCTTGTGCTTTATTGCGCGTGTAGTAGTCGAGGAAGGAGCTGGCGCGGACAACAAGACGCGGGAAGTCATTTTCACTCACGGCGCCCATATAGGTACCGGTGTAGTATGTATAATCAGCGTATGTCATACGGGTCAGCTCCTTTCAGATTAAGAAACGGTAACAGTGGCAGTGCCGGTCTTCGTGCTGTCCTGCTTGGACTTGGCCGTAACGGTGATACTGGTCTTAGTCTCAGCGGAGTCGATAGTCAGCAAGCCGTCTTCGCTGATCTTGGACTTCGTGCCATTCTGGCTCCACTCGACCTCGCCGTTGATAATGCCCTCGCCGGTAACAGCAGCCGTAAACGACTTGCTGTCGCCCTTTGCCATCGTCGCGGTAGCGGGCGATACGGTAACAGCAGAGATGTCGCCGCCCTTGCCGTAAACAGAGAAGGGGAAGGGGTTGACCTTGTCCACGTTGTAGGCGTTGACGGGATTCGCGATCTCCCAGCCGAGACGCATGACCGCACGGAGAGCGACCATATCGTTCTGCATGAGGTTGTAGGTGATTGCCTTGGTAGCAGGGTCCTGAATAACGCCCTCAGTGAAGATCTTGAAAGTCATGTCCTGACGAATGGCATAGACAAGTTGGCTCCAATCGCCGACGATCATCTGAGCCTGCGCAGGGTCAAATGCACCGTTCATGGGAAAGTACATATCCATGCCGTCAAGACCGTAGCGGGTGGCGCCCTGCATATCGGACTTGAAAATGGGCTGGCCAGTGGTGTCCTTCAAACCGCGCAGCTTACCGCGCATCTGGATGGCGGACATGACGCCGTTGGGGTTAAAGCCGTCCAGCTCCACCTTGGCGATCAGCCCGTTCTCGCCCATGATATCGTCAAAGACGCTGGTCCCGACGGGCACACCGTTACCGGCAGCGATAGCAGCGGGCACAACGCCAGTGCGCCAAGTGCTGGGTTTGTTGGTGCCGAACAGGATAGCCGCGTCAATGACCTTGCCGAAAGCCTCGGTCAGACGGGGCTTGACCTCGCCCCAAATGTCATAGTCCGCATCATCGAGTGCCGCCTCGGGAATGGGGACAATGACTGCGATCTCCTCGGCGTACAGTTTCTTCTTGTCCCACGCCATCTTGGTGGTCTGCTTGAATGCCTCACCTGCGCCGCCGTCAGTGGCTTCGCCATTGACAAAATACGCAGAGGGGAGCGCGTCAAGCACGTTGATGGTCTGCGTCTTGCTGGACATATTCGCCAGACGACGGCCCATGCGCAGGACAGCGGATTCCGCGATAGCGCCCTGCATGATCTCGCGGGTTACGGGTTCCGGAATAAGTCCGGAAAGTGCGGAACGATCAATAGTTGCCATGTTGTAATCTCCTTTTCGTTACTTGAGTGCGCCGCGGATCAGATTGTTCATCGCGGCATTATTTGCATTCGGTTTGTCGCCGCCGCCCACAGGAGCCGTCCAGTCAAACTTGACTTTCTGACGATTTTCCGTGAGCTTATCAACGGCCTGCTCAAAAGTGGTCTTGTCGTCCATCATCCTGAGAGCCTTAAACGCGATAAACTCCGCTTCCTCGCCGGTTAGCCCCTTGGAAAGCACATACTTCTCGCGCTTGAGCTGCTGAACTTCGGCCTGCGCTGCGGTCAGGGCGGACTTGTTATCCGCAAACTCCTTTTCGCGCTTTGCCTGCCGCTCCTGCTCGGTCTGCTGACTGTCTTTCCATGTGCGATACGCGGTCATCTCGTCCTCGCTGGGGTACTTTCTCCGTTCCCGGTCAAGCCTCGCCTGAATCATCTTGTCAACATCAGCCTGAGTGAACGTCTTTTCCTGCTCTTGCGCAGTCGTTCCCGTGCTCTGCACGGTGGTTTCTTCTGCCATAAAAATCTCCTTGTTTAACGACCTGTCGGTCAGTGTTGATAAAACAAAAGAGCCAACCTGTAAGCGTTCCTTACAAGTTGGCTCCTATTGCCCTTTCCCGCGCCCTATTGCGCGGGAGTGCTATATTTAATTGTTTTCTTCACCTCTAAGACAATGTACCCATCGCCTTTTCGTCGTATCTCTGCATCGTTGCCGCGCTTTAGAATAGCTTGCACGGCCTTGATGGCTTCGTCAAAGTTCAATATTGCATCTTCGTCCTTTCCCACTGTTCAGGCAGCCCCGCAGCCTCGCTGAACGCCTTGTATTTCGCGTTTAACCGCCGTAGCCGTATGTTTACCGCCCGTTCTTTTTCCGTCAATCCTGCGGCCTTGTAAGCGGCTTTCTCGCGCTTTAGATTACGGATTGTCCGCTCTACGCGCCGTTGCATCTGTGTTGCTTCGTATGCGGTGTATGTTTTCCCCTCAAAAGTGCAGCCGAGCCCATCGTCGATATGCTCAAGCTGCTTATCGGTATAGGTGCGCTCCATAACTCCTTCAACAAACGCCGACCAGCTATGCCGACAATTTGCTCCAAGAATACCGGTCACATCTCCAATGCCGCATGTGCTTTCAAAATCTGGATATTCCCCTTTTGACGCGTCGGGGTATTTCTTTGTAAATTCAGCCCATCGATACAGTTTGCCTTGCCATTTTTTGTGGTTTTCCCACCCTTTAGGCCCATCGATATCACGCGCTCCGGCGTGCGCCTCTACTTGCACAAGGTCGGTTTGCAAAAAGTCCATAGACTGTTCCGAGTATTTACGGTTTAGCTGATTTACCGCCGTCATAACCGCGCGGCGGGCAGCCACATCGATCTGGTCGCGGTGTCCGCTCTCATAATCCACGACTTTTAGGCCGCTTTGCGCCAACTGACGCACCGCCGATTTGATAGCCTGATTGTAGCTGATAGCGCCGCTCTGGATTTGCATTGTAGCGTTATCCAGCGCCCATTGGTATGCTTTGGCAGGTGACAGCATTGTGCGCCCAGCGTCCACTAAAAAGCCCATTGATCGCGTTATATTGCGCATTGTTTGCTTTGTCTGCTCGTATATTGCCCAAGTATCTTCTACGCTTACCAGCGTTTCCGGCTGCGTGATGTGCGCAAGGTCAATAAGCTCGGTGTAATACTTCTGGTTGCGTTCCACAACATCGTCAAGCAGCTCATTCAACTTCGTTTCACTGATACCGGAAGTTTTGCGAATTGCTTTCTCAATCTCTTTTAGGTCGATGCCATGTGAGCGAAGCACGCGAATGTCTTGCACGGTTACTTCGTTCAGTTGGTCTGACGCTTTGAGACGGGAGCAGATTTCTTCCAGCAGCGTGATTTCAAGCGCACGTAACAATTCTGTCAATTCTTCCGGCATTGCGTCAAGCAGGTCTGGGCTAAAAGGGTAAGGCCGCATACGCCGTCACCTCACTCAATCTCTTCTTCCGGCTCTTTTGTCATGGCCTGCATCTTCGGAAGCTCCGCCTTTGCGGTTTCCTCGTCCTCGTTTTTGTACGTCATGCGCATTTCATAATCGTTGAGGATCCCAGCAGACAAAAGCTGCATATCGCGCGCAAACTCAGCGTCTTTGTCCTGGAAAATACTGTCGTCAAAATCAATACTAATTTCAATATTTTCATCCAGTCCGGCGTTCATGGTCGTATTGCCCAGTCGGAGGAGAACCCTACAAAGTTCAACAAGCACCTGCTCCAAGATGATCTGGTGCTTTCCTCGCGTCTTTGCAAGCTCACTGTGCGTACTGATAACCTGCGTCGCAGTCGCCATTACGGCTTGGTCGATCTGATAAAAGTTCGTGCCAAAGCCGCACTTGCTCCCCAAGATATTAAGCGCGAACTGAACCCCGACACTTAACTTATCGGAGTTAAGTGTCATGTCGATTGGCTGAATAACCGCCCCATCGCTTACATCTTCTGGCATAACGTAGTACACAAGATCGTTTTCATCAAACGCCGGTGTACCATCAAGAAATTTACTCGCCGCAGGCTTAACCATAATGCGTTTTTTGCCCATCACGAACTCATTGATGTAAGCATCATAGGCAATATCGGCACCTTCGAGTGCATCGATAGCATTGGCATAAACCGAAATGCCGGTTGGAAGCAAATAGTTGAAGTTATTCGCAATGTTAAGTCGGTCAATGACAAATTGACGCTTATCGCTTCCGGTATGTACAACAGGGGGGATGCGCTCAAAGCCCTTAACATTGGTCAGTGCTTCGTCTGCAAGTTGCTCATTATCATACCGATAAATGCGGTTCTCAATGACGTATTCGCCGCCATCCTCTTTTCTATGGATTTGCAGATAGAGGTAATCGCGCCCGCCCCTTGTAATTACAGAGGAAAACGCGCACTCGCTGATATATCCGTTCTGCCATGCCAGCGGGTAGATATTTTCGATAGTCACATAGTCCAGCACAATGCCGGATGTATTGCCGGGTACGATCTCGCCGCTCTCGTTGACCTCCTGCCCCACTACGCGGGGAATGTATGCCACCGTGCCAAGCGCAGACTTCATTTCCTGCATCTCATTCGCCTTAACAGCAAAATTGTTCTCCGTCAAGATGCGGTCAATAAATTCCTGCTCCTTATTCCCTTCAAGCGTTATCTGCACTTTTTCGTTCATGAGCAGATTCGCCCAATCCTCGCACAGTTTCTTTCCCATTCCAAGGGAATACCGCTTGCAGTTGACCATGCTTTCACCGTTACGGACGCGGTAATTGTGGAAGCCCTTTACATTTCCCTGATACCAGCTTTTCCACTCCGCAACCTTGCTGTAAAACGATTCGGGGATCGTGGTATAGCCAAGCTCGTTAAGTTTTAAGATAACTGCATTGCTCATGCGATAACTCCCATCCGGCGAGAAATCCGCTCTAAAGCGTATCTTGTGGCATCAATCAAATGGTTATTTGCATCAGGATACCCGCTGATGATGTCGCCGTCTTTATTCCGTTCGTATTCGTAATTTACAAACTCTTTATACGCGTTTGGTGTCCGGCGGCGGTCAATGACGATCTTGCGCCTCTGTAGCCACTTCATGCCGTAGTCCACGGAGCCGGGGCCTTTGATAGCCTCCTTTGCCGGAAGGCCAAGCGCCCGATAATCCGCAGTGCTCTTCGGCTCTGCGCTGTCACACGTGATGTACGCGTCGCCATATCCGCACCCTTTGATAATTCCGCCGCTCTCCTCGTTTGTCAGCTTATTTTTATAAATCTCGTCAATAAAGTAGATTGTCTCCCGCGCCCGGTCGTAGTGTAGCCGGATAAACGCAAATGGATCTGGATACCATCCCCAGTCAACACCTTGGTATATCTGGTCGAAGCTCCCGATCTCCTTGTCCGTAATCTCTCGCAGCTCCAAATTTTCAAACACATTTCCACCCGTGCCGACCGGAATGCCAAGATACTCGTGCTGATATGCACGCTCGTCTGTCTCTTTGAGGTGTTCCGCTTCTGCAAGAAACTGTTCTCCCAGCCATTCAGGCGGTGCTTGCAGATATGTTGACTTGTGGCACAAGCGGTCATCCCGTTCTTCCAAGCTATCCTTGTTTGCCCAGTTGTCGCGCGAAATTGGTGGGTTATAGCTTTCAAAATTCCAAAACACCGAGCCGCCGCGCATGGTCGACTGCAAAATGTTTCGGATTTCTGCGCGTCCGGCAAACTGGTCTTTTTCTTCAAAGTGCGTTACGGCAATGTAGCCAAACGGCACCTTGATAGACTTGATCTTCATGGGATCGTCAGCACCCCGAAACATGATCTTCTGCCCGGTAGGCTTATAAATCAGCTCCATCGGGGATACCTTTGCTTCCCAATACGCCGCCATGCCCAGTTCACCGATTGCCCAGATATACTGCGCGTATACGCTGTCACGAATGGTATTTGCCACCTTACGCAGCACCAGCGCGTGTGTACCCGGATTGTTTATCAGCAGCAGGGGGACGAGTACAGACACCGTGGAGGATTTTAGTGAGCCGCGCCCACCGCTGAAATCGTAGTGCGTGTGACCGTGGTGGAACACGTCATGCGCCACGGCGTAGAACGCAGAGCCGATTTTTTCAGACAGGCGAATGTCAGACATCAATTATCACCTTGACACCCTCTGTGTTGATGTTCTGCTCCACAATATCCTTCTGGTCGAGGTACTGTTTCCCCAGCCAAATGGCCATATTCGCGTTCTTTTCAGCCAATCGCCACTGACTTCTCCGCAGCGAAATTTTCCCAGCTCCGCGCTTTTGCTTAAATACTTCGGAAAAACTGGCATGATAGGTGCGTTTACACCAACTATCCAGTGTTTTATCGGTCACACCAAACCAGCCACAGATTTCCTCAAGCGTGCATTGCAGGCCGCAGAGGTTCTCGAACTGCTTCTGGTCTATTTCCTTTCTTGGCCTTGCCATACGCGCCCTCCTTTCTCTGCTGGCGTTTGATAAACTTCTCCATATCCCGCTTTAGGTGCGGGCTGCTTGTTTTGGCGATGATCGCCCGCGCTTCTTCAATCGTCATTCAGCAGCACCGCTTTCTTCCCCGTAAACTTCTCCCAACGGTCAACAATGACATCGGCATACTTTTGGTCAAACTCCATGCAGTACGCGTGTCTTCCGTTCTGCTCCGCTGCCATGATCGTTGTGCCGGAGCCAGCGAACAGGTCAAGTACATTCTCACCCGGCTTACTGGAGCACTGCATCTGGTAATCAAACAACTTAATCGGCTTCATGGTCGGATGCTCCGCAGATTTGACAGGCTTATCGAAATTCAACACCGTTGTCTGTCTGCGATTCTTGAAGAAGTAGTGCTTCTTACCCTCCGTCCACCCGTACAGGCAAGGCTCGTGATCGTCCTCTTCAATCTCACTTTCACCGTACAGGCAAGGTTCATGTTTCCACTGGAAATCCTGTCTCCCCATTACGAGGGAATTCTTTACCCAAATCAGGCACTGCCGGACACGCAGCATTGCGTCTTTACACGCACCGCGAAAGTTATACCCTTCACTGTCTGCGTGCCAGATGTAGAACGGAGCACCGGGCTTCATGACCAGCGCCGCATTGGAGAATGCATCCGTCAGGAAACGCCTGAAGGCCGTATCCTCCATATTGTCGTTCTTAATCTTCCCGGCGGTGCCCTGATAGTCCACATTGTACGGGGGGTCTGTGAGCAGCAAATCCATTTGTGCCCCCCCCACGAGCTTCTGTACATCTGTCAAAGACGTGCTGTCTCCGCACATAAGGCGATGGTCTCCAAGCTGGTACACATCGCCAAGTTTGCTCTTTGGCTCTGCCGGTAAAACGGGATCGTAATTGTCCTCTACCACTGACGTGTCGAGTTCATCACGCAGACCCCAATCAAAGTCAAAAGCAGACAAGTCAAGCCCCGGCAGCTCATCAGCCAGCAGGTCAAAGTCCCAATCGCTCTCGTTGCTCTTGTTATCTACCAGCCGCAGGGCGTTCACCTGCTCCGGTGTCAGATCGTCCACGCAGACGCAAGGCACTTCTTCCATGCCCAGTTTCTTCGCCGCCAGAGCGCGGCAATGCCCGATTACGATCACGCCGTCACGATCAATCACAATCGGCTGTACAAATCCGTACTGCTTGATGCTCTCCGCAACGTTGTTGATTTGCCGCTTATCATGCTTTTTTGCGTTTGCGGAATACGGCACAATATCCGCAAGCCGCCGCTTTGTGATTTCCATGCCATCCTCCTGTTTTGCTACTAGCCCCCACCCCTTGGCCTTACATAGCAGACTTTACCCGCCCCGAAGGGCTTCAACGCCGCCCACATTGGGCGTTATCCTTTTCACAGGTCCCGGCATTGCAATCTGTTTGAATTGCTTACACAGCGGCCTAATCATACGATTGCCGCCACCACGCCGCATCCATTAAACGCCTCGGCACTCGCGCAGATTGTAGCAATGCCGGTATCCCACGGAACTTTTCAGCCCTGCGCCGGTATGTCGGTCGCATCCGTTTCTTCATCCATAGGCCGGAGCCAGCAAAATAATGATTATTCGGCCTGCCGCTTTCATACAGCGCACAGGCAAGCCCCTTGTAGCGGTCTTACCCTTCCACGGTGCCGCAATGCGGTAGCATACATCTGGTACGGCATTGCAGTCCTGCCCTGCTTTAGCGCTTCAGGGAAAGCCCCCGTCACTCGCTGTGGCCTCCCCTTACGGGGCACCTATGCCGCATATCCCGCGTTTACGGATCTGGCACTGAAGCCCCCGCATTCTATGTAACGCTCGATTCAACGCGGGCAAATCGAACGGCCCTTCGCGGAGCCACGCCCTGCTGACGGGACGCTGCGCTTGCCAAGTTCGGGCTTGCCGCAATGTCGCCCTTGTACGCTGTCAGCTTTGGGATTTGGTGCAGATGGCTGGACTTGAACCAGCGACCTTTTCATTATTTTCGAAATGCTCTTGCCTACTGAGCTACATCTGCATGGTGCGGGGGCGGCGTGAAAAAGATGAAAAGCACCGCCCCCCGCTATGGCGCAGGAGGTAAACGCCATAAATGAGAGAACCGCAAAGGCTTTTACACCTCTGCGATTCTATTATCTCATAAGCAAATGGCTTTTTAAGGCCAACTTTTAGTCATCGAGCAGCCCGTAGTTCCGTGCGACGCACTTGATAAAATCCGTATGCCAGCGTCTCGCCGTCCGGTCGGAACAGTTGACTGCCATCGCCGCCCCTTCGAGCGTGTGGGTCTTGTCCCAGAACACAAGGCGGATAAATTTTAAGCGCTCTTCTCCGTCTTGCATTAACTTTGTTTCGCTCACC